GTTCTTCCACCAGATCTTGAGAATATCGAGCTTTCCCTTTGTTTTAATTCCGCTCCTATTTCTTTTACTTCATTTATTTTTTCTAAGACTTTATCTATAATTTCTTCAAATATACCTTGTTGAGCTAAGGTATCAAGTATCATTTCATTTGGGTCTATTAATTTATCAGGACTAGCACCTACAGAAGGGTTAGCTTCAGCACCTTTATCAGACTTAACAGATTGTCCACCTTCAGAAAAATAATTTACAAACTTTTGATATCCTTCTGGATTTGTTTTTGGATTTACATCCGTTGTTGTGCCACCAAATAAAGTTGTAAAAATACTATTATTTTTTTTGTTGTACCAAAGAACAGCATTAGTTCCTTCGATTGGAATTCTATTATTTGGCGATGGCTGTTCTTTAGCCATTATTGCTTTTTGAATATAATCGTCTGCCTTTCCTCCCTGACCAGCCTGAACTTCTCCTGCCTCTAAAAGTTTTAATTTTCGCTTCTTTAGCTTAGAGTAACTTTCGAGTAGTTCATTGAAGTATTTCATGTGTCTATAATAGACAATTGGCTTATTTGTGGTTATTAACAAATAAGCCAATAAATCAACTAAATTTTAATTTAATTATATTTTTTTAGTTTATGGCCCCTCTTACCTTCCTCGAAGGGCTGCGGTCGCCGCGAGCGCGCTGTTGCCGACCAGCGTCCGGTAGTTATTATAATCTATGAAATCATATCTAAATGTTACTTCTATTGTTGAGAAAGCTACTTCGCCGCTATATTGCTTGTCTGAAAATTTAACTTTTGAGGGATAAACACCGTAAAGTTCTATAGTTCCTATTGGATAATTTTTATTGTCTAACTCTAAAATTCTAGCACTTAAAGCCTTAAAGGTATTCCCATTTCCCGGCCTCGCAAAGGAAGTCATCTCTCCAGTTATTGGATTATAAATAGATTTGAACCAATTCCAAATAGTAGAGCTAGTCTTTTTTAGATATAGGTTATCAAAAGTTACTACTAGTGGTTGTGGAGTGACCTTACCAGGGTAATAAAGTGTATCATTTAGTCTTCTTACTTCTATGTCAGCAACCTCAATTTGCATTCCTTGAACCTGTTTAGCAGCAAGAGTAAGATCTGTGACATCTACTGTTCCTAACCCTGGTAGTTGAATATTAGGCGGGAATTGAAATCTAATTTCAAATTGATTTGCTTTTACTGAATCAAGATCAGTAGAGATGACCGGGAGTCCCTTATTGGGCCTCACTGGCTTTCTGAAAGAGCTGTTGTATAAGCTTCCGTTTCTTATGTTAGTTGCCATAAATTATTGTCCATTTATTGTAGCTGATTGATTAGTTAAATTAATCTCAAATACTATAGTCTCAGCAGCTTTAGTTGGTTTAATTATAACTGAGCACCATAATTCATTTCTATCTACCCTAAGAGGAGTATTTGTTTCTGAATTACACAATGCCACTCCTTCAGTGATGGCTCTTCTAGCTAGAAGTTCATTGATAAATGGATCTAATGCAGACTCAACCTGTTCCCAAGTAAACTCATCGTTTGGCTCAAACTGGAATGGTTTGCCTAATTGCAACAAGACCTTCCTAATATAGATCATTAATCTTCTTACATTTATCCTATCGAGCGCAGATGGTGATCTTTGAGCAGTCTTCTGACCAAGTAATGCAATCCCAAATGGAACTTCCTTGATAATTGGGTTAATATTGTTTGAGTATAGGGAATCTCTATCACCCTGATTCAAGACAAATTCAACATTAGTTGGCTTCGTTAGTCTACCTCTTCTGATACCGGCAGGAGCGAACCATGGCTCTGCTACTGAGTCTGTAAAGGCACACTGTCTAGCAGCAAAAATGGCTGGATCATACCACTCTTCGCCGCCAGCATAAAAGTTAAATGTTTGTACCCAAGGCCAGTAAACAGCAGCGTAAGAGTTACTGATTGGCGAAGTTCTAGTAACTCTTCCGTTCATCCAGTCATTAGCTTGTTGTGTTCCGGCTAGACCATATGGGGGAGAAACTAAAGCTAAGAAGTTCTTTGAAGTCTCAGCGAGATTAATTAGGCTGTTTTGTACTTCTTGAACTGGGTATCCTGGTATTAAGGCTATTGAGATGTTTAAGCTATCATCATCAAGACAATACAGTCCTGTCTTTTCCGATTCTGACCCAATAAGGGCTTGAATATCACCTGAGGTTCCGTTGTCTCCTTCATCTCCTTCATTTCCTTCACTATAACCGCTATGCCCATCAATGAATTGATATGTGCCCTCTAACATCTTTATGAATCTTGGAGTGGAGTTTGCATTAACGGCTCCATTATATGAGAATGATCTTTGACCAGTTAACTTATCAGCAATATTATTTGGGGTTGATGAAGTTGTAGCGTTAGCTTGTATTTTAGCGTTAATGAGTTCAGACTTATTAAGTTCATCTTCAGTGTTTAAAATGTAAGTTAGTGAATCTTTGCTTGATGGACTTAGCTCAAGAATAAAGCTTTCATAAGAAACACCGTCGCTATTGACTCCTATAAAGTCTCTTATTGATCTATTCTCTATTTCTACAGATAATCCAACGATACTTCCATCACGAAGAGAGCTTAGATTGTATCCATAACCTGGATACTTAGACTCAAATAGAGCGTAAAGTGACGTATCCCCAGTGCTTAAAGCTGTTCCACCTGAAGCAGTGGTAAAAGATGAAGCAGTGCCTACTCCATCACCAGCGGGATCAACCTTTTTGACAACAATATTTGTTCCGCTTACATATAGAGTTGCACCACTTCCAGCAAATCTAGAAGTTAGGAATAAAACATTATCTGTGCTTTTTGTAGCATAGATTGGGTTATCTAAAATGATATCCTTATTGAAATATTCTAGTAGTTTAGACTCAAAAGTTGAGCTTGTGCAAGTTATTGTAACAGTTCCGCTAATATTAAAAGTAGAAGTATTATCTTTTACTGTAAAAGTTATTATGCTTTCATTGAATGAAGTAGCAGATGGCTCTATTGTTACAGTAGGAGCAAATCCAAGAGGAACTACAGCACTGGCATTGGCGGCAGACGATTCATTTAAGGCTCTAATAAAGTAGACCTGATTTGTAGTTTCAAGAATCTCTAAAGCACCCTCTAGCCCTTGTCCTGGGATTTCTGACTTAGGTCTTCCGAATATGTTGATTAAGTTATCTTGACTAGTAATTAGGGTAGCCTTATTAGTTGGGCCTTTATCAGCGAATCCAACTATTCCTACGATGCTTGACTCTATGTTTGGTACATAGACTGATTGATCATTTTCTATTACTACAACTGAAGGACTAGTGGGTAAAGCCATGTTTTACTCTTTTATTACTTAGAAGTAATTTTTATCTTAACTAAATTTCTTTTTACTAAATTGTCTAAAACAATACTAGTATAAGAATTAGGGACTGTTATACTATTCTTAGCTCTGAGATAAAAATCAATTATACCCTTTGGAGTTGTAAAAGGTATAGCAAAGCTTTGTGACGTAGTATTTTGAATGGTTTTCTGTGACGTAGTATTTTGAATGGTTTTCATAAAAACTTCCTATATATATTTATTGGTTTTAACCCATACTTTACATTAATTTTTCTAACTTATTTTATTAAATATTAAATTTTAAGTTATGAAGTTAATATAACTCTACAGATTAATTATACTATAGGATTTATTAATGATAGAGTTTAAGTAGTTGAATCTATTGTAACATCGGTATTAAAAGATTTGATCTCACCAGTATTAGTATATAAAAATTTTGGCTGGGGGATATATGTCTCGACAATAATAGTTATTGTTTTTTGAACTAGTCTATCTGTATTATCTGGTGCTGTTGGGTCTGTTATATCTGCCTCATTTGATATGGAAGCAACCGTAAAATCAGAAAACTTTGTGTCGATACTTAAATAGGGGTTGAACATACAGAGAATACTACTTCGTACCATATCCATATCTTCCATGTACTTAGTCCATATGTTTACTGTAAATGAAAGATTTATAGGTCTTGATGGAAGACTTAGAGTTCTCTTAGCTCTTTTATCTTCTGGGTCCCAAATTACTTCATGAACCAAAAGATTTGTATTTCTTAGTCTAGCATTGTTTTCTAATATGCCATTTTCAGTAATTGTAATTAAGGGTAGTACAAGATTGTTCTCTTGTATTAATTTAGCTACGGCCCTTTCTTGTTTACCTGTGGTGCAATTTATTTTTATTTTGTTATTATTTCCGTCTGTATAATAAAGACTACCAAATATAGATTTTAATTGTCTTAAGGTTTCTTTAAATATATTTCTATTTGAAATATTAAAATCATTTTTAGTTAACTCTAATATTTTCTTTCGTGCTTCATATACATTAAAAGATGTCACAGTCTGCCTCCTTGATGGTGAACAGTATTAATATCACCGTTATGAATTTGTTCTGTATCTCTAAGTAACTTAGCATAAACCATTAAATGATAAACTCCATATGATTCAAAACTCTCTTCCACAACCTGATAGACTTCAAACTTCATATTCTGGAATACGGTTTTTAATACATCACCTGGAATTATTATTCTTCCTATTCTTCTTTCTATGTAGGATTTATTGAATATAAATACTTGATCGTTTTGTATCTCTAAGCCAAACTGAGTTAAATTTTCTTCTAAAGATCTTGGATCGTAATTTCCAAAAAGTTTTATTGGCTCTATTGATATTGGCTTTTGCCTGGACTCCATATATACATCGTCGTAATCATCAGACTTCATGTACTTGAACAACATAATCTCGGAGCCTGATAGCTTTATTAACTCATCATCTACCATGTCAAACAAATTCTTGTCTGAGTTATTTTTATCAAATAAGGATAGCATTGAGGATTCATTTGAATCCTTAATTAAATGAGTTGGTGGAGTTGTTATTTTAAATCTTTCCATTAGCCTATATCATATCAAATAGTGGCGGATTTTGAATCTGTGTTAATAACTCTTCTATCAGCATTTGTTTTTCGGATGCTGCTTCCTGTAGTAATGTAATACCATCAAGCCTTGCACCACCCCCAGGTCCTGGGAGGATTTGATACTTGCTTCTAACTCTTCCCAATATTTCTTTAGATACAGCTAAAGAATATCTTTGAATCCAATTTTTGTATGCCGGGTGGATAGTTTCTGCATCTATCCCCTTAAATTCTAATATAACTTCGTCTGTGGAATCTGGGACGGGGAATAGTTGTAAATACTTATTATTTATTATATTCCAAGTTGTGCCTCTTCCTAAAACTTTATTAATTTGCTTAAGATACATTTGCATCAA